TAAAAGAAGGCGACACAACGGCAATAATTTTTTACATGAAGACAAAAGGCAAAAAGCGCGGATATATCGAGAAACACGAAGTTGACAGTAATGTCGCTGGTACACTTACAATTGTCAGAGAAGTTATAACATCAAATAAAAATTAAAGATGTTTGTTGAAGAAAAAATAAAGCTTACATATACGCCAGCACAACTTCAAATATTCTTTGAAGTACCTGATAACGTCAAATATATCATTGTTACAAAAGGCCGGCGTTTTGGTGCCACCCGTGGTGCTGCGCATGCTTTTATTGAGTGGGCATTAGAGGGCAAGCATCTTCTCTGGGGCGATACCATTCACAGTAACATTGACCGTTATTTTGAACGTTATTTCATCCCTGCTTTAAAACTTCTACCAAATAACATAGTCTGGAATTATCAGAAAAAAGAAAAGAAACTTAACATCGGGCCATTTGACGGTTATGTAGACTTCCGTTCGGCCGACCGCCCTGAAAATTGGGAGGGCTTTGGCTATGATGTTATCTTCCTGAATGAGGCTGGCATCATATTAAAAAACAAATATCTTTACGCAAACACCGTCCTTCCGATGCTTTTAGATAGCGAAAAGAGCAAACTCATCGCCGTCGGTGTTCCCAAGGGCAAAAAGATGAAGGATAAATCAGACCATCCTTTTTATACTCTTTACAAGACTGCAAAGTCCGGAGCGCCAGGTTATAAATTGTTTGAATTTTCTTCTTACGACAACCCCCTGCTTTCAAAGGAAGAGATCACTGAGCTGGAGAAGGAGATCAACAGAATGTCATCAGGGATGGTAGAACAGGAAATTTACGGTAAATTTGTTGATGATGTATCAGGTACTCTTTGGGGCCCCGAACTGTTCAAGTACACAGATGAGGTGACAGGTTTAAGGCGCATTGTTATTGGTGTTGACCCTTCCGGCAGCGTTTCAGGTGATGAGGTTGGAATTGTCGCAGCGGGAGTAGATGAGAGAGGCTTTATCTATGTGTTGAAAGATGTTTCAGGTCATTATTCACCTTTGCACTGGGGCACTCTGGTGGTTGATCTTTACAGACAACTTCGGGCCGATGTTGTTGTTGTAGAGAAGAACTTCGGGGGAGATATGGTAAAGAGCAATATTCAGACAATTGACAGGGCTGTGAGGATAAAAGAAGTCTTCGCTTCACGAGCAAAGCAGATAAGGGCCGAGCCTGTCGTTGCGCTATATGAGCAAGGGCGTATCTATCACAAAACAGGACTTCACAACCTGGAGAATGAGATGCTTTCATGGGTGCCAGGTCTTGGTGCTTCGCCTAATAGAATTGATGCCCTTGTATGGGCAATAACAGAACTTATGACAAGGAAAATTGAATTTGAAGTTATATGAGTTTTATTCAGAGGTTATTCGGCATAAAAGAAAAGACAGAAGAAGAAAGGTTTACCGACTTTCTTTATTCTAAGTTGTTCCTTAATACACCGCTTTATCCTGACAACAACGATTATACTTACCTGAATTTTTATACTTCCAATAGCGATGTCTTCACTATTATCAACAAAATTACTGAGCCTGCTTCGACTGTACCGATTTATCAATATAACGAGGAAGGAGAAGAGTTTTCTGGCCGGATGCTTCACTTATTGAACAGCCCAAATGGCTATTTCAGCAGAGCTGAATTTGTGGAAGCTGCCCTTTCGTTTTATCTCATTTACGGCAACTGCTTTATAACGTATTTATCGCCTGATAATGGGGTCAATGCCGGACGACCGGTGAAGTTGATTCTCCTTCCTCCTCCTTATGTCATCATTCATCCAGGGACACAGTTTGATCCTATCCTGAAGTATGAATTTTATGTGCCATCGACGGGAACAAGAATAATTTATGAAAGAGAAAAAGTCTTTCATTGGCGTGAGTTTAACCCTGACTTTGGGACTTCCGGTGGTAGCTTACGTGGGATGAGCCGGCTAAAGCCTCTCATTAAAACAGCTTGCGGAAGTGCAGAGGCATATGATGCGCTTGTGCGCAGCCTGCAGGCGCAGGGGATGTGGGGGCTTCTCTCAATTCTTGATGAGACAGGTACAGGGGCAAAGCCCTTAACAAGGGAGCAGAAGTCAGAACTTAAAAGCAAGTTTCGAGCTGACAGCAAGGCAGGCGAACTGACCATCATTAATAGTCTTGCTCAATACACAAAGCTTGGCATGTCGCCGCAAGAGCTCAGGATAATTGAATCACTCGGGCTTTTTAGAGGTGCTTTATGCGATGCTTATAACGTGCCGAATCAACTTTTATCCGGTAGCCAGGACAGAACTTACAACAACTATCTTGAAGCAAAGAAGGCGCTCTGGCAGGATGCTATCATGCCATCATTGAATGCTTTTCTTGAAGGCTTTTCGCGCTGGCTTGCGCCGAAGATCGGAGAAGAAGGACACTATCTGCAAGCTGATTATTCAACCGTTCCATGTTTGCAGGTGAACATGGCGGAGGTCATAAATGCAATGGTAGCAGCACAGGCATTCACGAAGAACGAGATCAGGCAGGCAGTTGGTTACGGAGCTATTGACGATCCGTTGATGGATGAAGTTTTTGTCTCTATGGGCATGACACCTCTCAGCTTTGGAGATGAGACAGAAGAGGATGTTGAGGCAAAATTAAATGAGTTAGGGCTAAATCATTATCTTAAAAAATGAAACAGGTAGGACTGACATATAAGGAGAGGATAAGAAATGAACGCAGGTATTTTCCTTCGGTGTTAAAGGCACTGGCAGAAAACAGGCATCGAATTATTGAGCTGGCTAAAGATAATGATCCGCGACTGGTTAAAGAGATAGCAGAACAAAAGTTGAATAAAGATAAATTAAGAGGCACAGTTGAAAAGTTGTGGATGGATATTGGCACAGCATCGGCTGGAAAAATTGAAGAAATGATAAGAAGGGCAAAAGGAAAGAGTGTGAAGATTATGTACGGAATGAAAAAGACAAACGGCAGGGAACAGTTATGGAACAGCCGGATGCAGCACTATGTCCGGGAAAGAACTGCATGGAAAATAGAACGGATGATGTCAACACAGCTGGAGATGATTAACCGTGTCATTGATGATACAATTCAGCAGACTATTGATGAAGGTCTTGGCGTTTTGGAGTCGAGGAAGAAACTTGTTCAGAATTTAATGAGTGATGAGTTTGTGGTGATTGAACGCTGGCAGGCAAAAAGAATTGTTCAGACAGAAGTGGGACAGGCGCAGAACACAGGAAGCTGGATTGCAGCTCAGGAAAATGCCGAAGGAGTGAGAAAGGAGTGGCTGACAAGCGGTGATGAAAGAGTAAGAGAAAGTCATGTTCATTTCGGCAATCTTGGCCCGAAGGAGATGAATTACTATTATGCAAATAATCTTTTATATCCTTGTGATCCAAATGGAGAAGCAGAAGAAATCATAAATTGTCGTTGTGTAATTTTATATGATGTTGATTAACTAAAAAATAGAGAAAAATGGAATACAAACCATATCCAAATGAACACGCGGCTCGGGTGCGAGATCCGAAAGACTTCATTGAAGACAGCTTCCGTCGCAAAAACATTGCTGACGGGGTTGATATCATCATCGGCAAGCTGAAAGGCGGAGATGGCAGCATGGTTGTTCAGGCTTACCGCTTTGATGCATCTAAGTTCACCGCCGAGGAAGCGAAGAAATGGCTGAAAGATCACGATATTGATTATATCGATTTTGAGCCTGCAAAAGAGAAAAGGCGGGGAAAGATAATGGAACTAAAGATTTACAATTCACGCATCGAAGACGTGGATGAGACGCAGGGCGTCATCATTAATTATGATTCTGCCTTCAATAAGCTGGACAGCGATGGTGATATTGTACGTCCTGGGGCTTTCACAAAAACACTGAAAGAAAACGTTAAGAGGATGAAGTGGTTTTTGAATCACGATCCGAACAAACTTCTTGGCGTACCTTTCATCGAAGGGACAAAGCAGGACGATTTTGGCTTGTTATCTTATAACAAGATCAACCTTGACAAAGAGATAGGTCGGGACACGCTGGCTGATTACAGGTTATTCAAAGAATACGGTCGCACTTTGGAGCATTCAATTGGCTATGAGGTTGTGAATTACAAGCCTCTTGAGATGGAAGGCAAGTCTGGCCGGGAGATATATGAGATAAAGCTCTGGGAGAAGTCAACTCTCACGCATTGGGGCGCAAATGAACATACACCGCTTGTTGACATGAAGTCGATGCTTAATCTTAGTTTGGAAGAGTGGCTTTCAATGCTTGAGGAGATGCTCGATAGAAAATATTCCGACAATCGCAAATGGGCAGTTGAAAAAATTCTAAAAACAATTGATAAATACAGGTCACCTGATGTCATTCAGCCGCCAGCAGGCACTGAGGTTGTCAGGCCGACATTTGAAGAAGTGAAAAAAATTATTGTTGAATCATTTAAAATTCAGTGAAATGGAAGAAAAAGAATTAAAGGAACTTAAAGAACTCATAAAAGAGGAAGTAAGGAAACTCAATGAAATGAATGAGGCTTTCCGAAAAGGAAGCGAGGAAGATCGCCGGAAGCTCGAGGAAAAAATGGCAAAAGTTGAGGATAACATTGAAAAACTTTCAAAACAGGCCGACGAACTCGAGCTGAAGATGAAAGACTTCACAATCGGCAAAGTACGCAAAGGACTTTTCGATGAGATGAAAGAAGCTCTGACTAAGAAAGAGACAATTGAGATGCTGAAGAAAGGCGGGCAGATAAGTTTTGAACTGAAGGCATCAACTATTGATACACAGACAGCGCTTTCCGGAAGTTCACTGGCAACAGCAGTTGTCATTCCGTTCCGCGAGGCTGAAGTTGGTAAAGCCCCTGATAGGGTTACCTCGATACTTTCAGTCATCAACAAAGCCGTTACCTCATCAGGTATAGTAACATGGGTAGAGCGTTCAGCTCGCACTCAGGGAGCTGCCTTTGTAGCTGAGACTTCGCAGAATCCGCAAAGTGATGTTACTTATGTGCAGAAGTCAAAAACATGTGAGAGAATTGGCACTCATTACAAGGTTACCAGCGCTGCACTGGAAGATTGGGATCAACTTTACAGCGAAATCGTTAACGAAGTCATCCCGCAACTGGAGAGGGAGATAGAGAGTAATGTCTTCTCAGGTTCGGGCACATCGCCCGCATTGCTTGGTATGACAGCTAATGCTTCAGCCTTCTCTGTGAGCGGTCTGGCCGAAAAGGTTGTTAATCCTAATTACCTCGATGCTATCCGCGCATGTGTGGCTCAGCTTCTGGCAGCTAACTATCTTGGGCCATTTACGGCAGTCATCAATCCTGTTGATGCTGCACTGATGGATCTTGCAAAGGATAGCAATGGAGTTTATGTCATTCCGCCATTCCTGACGGCTGACCGCAAGCTCGTCGCTGGTGCAAAGATTATTGAGAGCAACTTAATTACGGCAGGCAACGTGCTTGTTGGTGATATGTCGAAGGATACGCTTTACTTCCGCAGAGGAATTGAAGTTAAACTCTGGGATCAGGATGCTACCGACCCAGAATACGACCTTAAGACAATTACCGCTTCGGCTCGCTGCCTGAATAGAATTAAATCAGTGCATTACGATGCATTTGTCTATGATTCATTTGCTGACATCATCGAGGCAATATCTGTTCCAGTTGCTTAATAAAGAAAGGAGGTTGAAATGAAAAGGTTATATGTAATATTGATGATGGTTGCCATTGCAGGGATGACTTTTGGTCAGGTCAAGACAATAAATGGCAAGACTTTGACAATCTATAAGGCACTGGCACCTACCGAATGGTCGTACGAATATACTCCAGCATCAACTGAAAGAATTTCACCGAATAAATATGACACTATTAATCTGGTTGTAATGGCCAACAAGGCGGAGCTTGTAAACCCTTCTGGTTATGTTGGAGTATCCTCGAGAGTAGGCACGACAGATACTTATGCCTTCATCATCGGAGGCAAATTTCAGGCATCGGCTGCCAATACAGTTCTTGAGAGTTATACCTCGCAGACAGCTTCGGCAATTCTGATTGATACTTCACTTGTAAAGAGCGGAACGGCTCCTTTCCTTGTACATTATAACGAAAGGCCACATCGGTATTTTTCAATCACAATTGCAAATGATAACTCGCAAAATTCTGCAGATAGCCTTATGCTTTCAAAAATTGTTATCAGGCTTGCACCTGTGAGTGTGGATATTAAATAATGTTTTTAAAGGGGGAGGGCAGCCCCCTCTCCCCTAATTTTAAAAATTAAAATTATGAAGTATGAAGACGGTAAAAATACTCAAGGACACAACGCTGAACTTCCACCGCACTGTTAAAGCAGGGGAAGCATTGAAGGTTACTGACAGACATGCTGCTATACTTATTGCAGCTGGAGTGGCTGAAGAAGAAGGAGTAAAAGAAGAAAAGGTCGAGAAAGAGCCTCAGGACAGGGAGAAAAAGGTTGAGAAGGCTCCGAGGAAAAGAAGCAAAAAATAATTTTTGACAATGGCAATACAGGTAAAGGAGATAACACAATTAATTACCGAGCCAGTCACAAAATCGCAGGTGAAGGCTTATATGGGATATCCTGACAGTGACACCTCGCAGGATGATCTTATTGATATGCTCATCACCGCAGCGCGGAAGTATGTTGAAGATTATACGGGTTGCTCGGTTGTGGAGAAGCAATATAAAGTTTACTTCGAAAAAGAAGACCTTGCGGGTGGCTGGCTCGAGCTTCCTTTCTTTCCTGTGAGTGAGAGCGAGGATATAACACTAACCATTAATGGCACCGAAGTTGATTTTGAGCAAAAAGGACTTAAGAGAGTAAAAATTTATCCTTCGGCGGTTTACAGCACGATTCCTGTCGGCTCAAATTTAACAGAATGGTATGGCGAGGTGACCTTCACCGCAGGAGAGGAAAACAGCATTGCCAATGCGGCCATCATCCGAATTGTTTCACACCTTTTCAATCATCGCGAGGATGGTATTGATAAGGCTTTTAACTCTTTACCTTTTGACACGATAAAATTACTTAACAGTTTAAAAGTTGAAGTCTGATGGACACAGGAAGACTCAATAAAGTTCTTACGTTAGAAAGTCTCTCGACAGTGACGGATGACTATGGAGACACCGCTGAAGCATGGACAGAAGTAGAGGCTGTGCGTTGCTCTATGCAAATGGTAAGCACGCAGCGGGTTGTTCTCTCGGAAGAACTTGTCGGTAAACGTATTTATGAGCTCAACTACTGGGATAATGGTTACGGAGACAATATAAGGTTTTATGACAGCGAGGAAGAAAAATATTATTATCCTATTGAGCCTCCTGTGTTAAAAAGAGGGTCAGCACATCTTTACGAGGCAAAAGTTCTTGTAGTTGAAAAAATTTGAAGGATGGCAGAATTTTTAAAAATAGAAGCGGTTAATGTTGATGAGGTGATTAAATCATTAAAAAACTTCGGCAAGGAGTGTGATGATGTTATCATCAAGGCCACAGCCGACACTGCGATGGCAATCGAATCAATTGCCAAAAAAAGGCTGAGAGGACAGCTCGGAAGTCGCAAGCATTGGATACATGGCGCTGCTGGTCTTGCGGGAAGTATTTATAGAAGGGTCAATGAGAAGGAAGGCCTTGTTGGAACTGGCAAACATTATGCGCCTTATATCGAATTCGGCACAGGAAGCGAGGTATTTAAGAATTTTGATTTTGACGCTGAGGCAAAAAGTAATGCAGCACAATTCAGGGGCAGAGGCATAAGGCGCGTAAACATCAAAGGCGACAGTTACCTGTATTTTGCCGCAAAAGATCAGGAAAAAGAATTTTATCGAAGAATTGAAGAAGGAATAAATAAATTACTTGGCAATGGCTGAAGCACTGAAGGAAATAACATGGGAGCTGACAACGGCGCTTTATAACGCATTAAAGGATCAAATCACCTATCCTGTTTATAAGGTTATTCCAAAGCCACCTGAAAGTGCTTATGTGTACATAGGTAATGTGACTTATAACACAGAAGG